CCACTTATAAAGTTTAACTGGCTTTTGTGTAGGGTGAGTTCTGCCTTTTATATCTTCATTCTTTTTTGAATATTTATATATTTTTGCATTATCATTAAAACTTGTCCAAGCATACTCACACATTGCCATACTAAAATTTTCAGTAATAAAATTTTTTTCAAAAATAATAAAACATCTTGTTGGTGGCATATTATTAAAATAATTAGCACCCCATATTATTTGATTTTTCGAAACTCTAAATAATTCATTAAAATATTCTTGTTTTGGAGCTATATCCCAATCATTTATTTTTTTACCATATTTTGCTGTCCACGTCCCACCAGTCCGTAAATTATTCATACTATGATTGCCTCCACCATAAGGTGGGTCTGTAATCGCTAACTCAAAATATTTATCAGGATACTGCCGCATCAAATCCATACAATCACAATTTCTTAAATCTAATTTACATCTATCCATTTATCCCTCTTTTATAAATATTATAAAATTATTAAGACCTATTTTATACTTAAACTAGATTCTTCAATAATTCCATTTTCTAAACAAGAATATTTAGATTTTAAATCAATAGGATTATATAAAGAAAATCCTAAAAAATATACTGGGAATACAACAGTTTCAAATAAAATTATTGACCAAACAACATTCCCAATACAAATTTCATAATAAATATTTGGATTTTTTTTTGTATTTGAATTTAATAATCCATAAGTCCCATATATTTTATCCTCTATTTTTTTCGGTTGTCCACACCCAAATAATAAAAAACAAATTAATAAAATAAATAATTTTTTAAACATTTTTTGTCCCCTTTTAAATTACTGCCAGACAAGGATTCGAACCTTGAAAATGAGACCCAAATTCTCACGTGATACCATTTCACTATCTGGCAAAATTTTTTATGCCGTATTACTAATTTTAGTATTCATTAGTAGTTAATTAGTAGTTAAGCTGCTGTTTGTAGAGTTTTATTTAACCAAATATAATTTCGTGTATCCAAAACTAAAACCTCATCCCTTAATGAAATATATAACAATTCATTCTTAACATAAAAATCAATCAATCTAGGGTGCGGATATTCATAAACATTTAAAGGTATTTGTCTAGCACAATTAAAATTGTTGATTAAAATATATACCGCCTGAAATAAGTGTTTAAGTATCGGCCTATAATGACCTGATTTATTGTTAATCTTTGAAACAACGCCTTTACTTGTGATTTCAAGCTCTCCTGCCGCCGAAACATCTGCGCCTGACAAAAAACAAGAATGGTAAATGTCTACGCCTTCGAACGCATCATCTAGTTCGCTTAAAAAATAGATGTCGCCTTTTTTATCCATAACATAAATATATTGTCCAAAATGCGGATGAGTATTTCCTTGAATAATTTTTGTGTTTAAAAGTTTCATTTGGATTTCGTCTAATATCCCACCCTTAAAATAAGTATCACAATGAAACATATCAAATAACTTAGCTTCTTTTATTAAACTTTTCATTTCAAATTTTCTTGTTTTCCAAATTCGCTCTGAGATTTCCAAAAACTGGTTGCCTAGATTGTTTAATAAAATTCTATCATCATTTATCTCTAATTCTTGATTCGAAATAGGCATTGCATCCTTTAACGAATAAAAATTCTTACCTAAAAAATAATTTGGAGACTCTACTATCGCTTGTCTCATTAAACTGTCCCTAAAATTAAATAAATTCAAATCAATACAAAACAAATTTTTTCCAATACCAAAATAAAAATAGTTATGTAATTTAAAAAATATACCTTCAACCCCATTCCCTATTTCTAAAAAAGAATATTCTTTCTGATCATCTAATAATTTTTTATCATACATAGTCAATATACTTTGCATAAATATATCTATAGGCGGCGTATAATGCCCTGATTCATTAGAGATATGAATAATGTTGTTATCTTTAATTTTAACTAAACCAGCCCCTTCAACGTCATCTTGATGTGATAATGTTGAATGTCTTATGTAGCCACTTCTTGCATCAAAATTTACATCGCCATACTCTTTCTCATTAATCACGAATATATTTCCATTTTGAACGATATACATATATTCAATTAGTTTTTTATCAAGCGGCACATCTCTTTTTAACTTAAATTTTTCACGTGTAAGTTTTAGTTTTTGCTGCTCTTCATTATGTGGCGATAACAAAAACGTTCCGACTTCATCATCCCAAACACGATAGCAAGATTGCATAGCTAATTGTTTCAATTTTTTAGTCGATAAGAAATTCTTATCTAATTCAAAAAAAGCATTTACAACCAATTCTATAAAATTAATAGGATTCTCTTTCCTTTCATAACTAACCTCAATATACTTATATTTTTTAAGAGTATTTGGTAAAGCTATTGCAAACAGATTCACGCACTGGCTCAACAAAACTAAAATTATTATTAACTTCCTCATTCTGTTTCCCTCCCTTATTTTATTATTTCAATTTCCACATCAAAAATAACAAAACTATAGATATAAAACACCATATCAAAAACTCAAAACAAGTCTTTTTTTGTCTCATTTTTTATCCTCTAATTCCTTCATCTTTTCCATAATCTCATTATTCAAATTCTTAAAAGTCCGTATGAAGGACAACCTGCATTCGTGCAAAAATGTAAATATGCTCTTGTGTCTTCTAATTCGATTATCTGCGAATATTCCATTTCTTTTAAACATTGATTACACTTTGCCATTTTATAGCTCCTTTTTTTCTTTAATATGTTAACCCATTTTAATAGCGAAAATTTTGATTTAAAAAATTTACAGTCATTGTTTTTATTACAATTATCTATATCGTTAGGCAATTCATAATGCTTAAGTGCTGTATCAAAAATCTTAAGATTATTTTTATTTGTGCAAACATTTATAAAATATGTCCGATAATTTAAATATTGACAATTATTACAATATACTTTTTCCCTGAGAAATACAGCTCCATTTTCATCTATATTAATCAATTTTTTAGATATTAGTTCATATTTTTTCATCCCCTTACCTCTTCTAATTCTTTTTTAATTAACGATAATTTTACAGAACAATCAATTACATCTTGAATTGCATTTATTTGATTGTTATTAAATTTATATTGATTAAGTTTTTTAAAAGCATTTTGCTGGTCAACCCATAAACTATCCCTTTTTTTTTCTAAAACTTTCTTCAATAATTCTTTTTTATTATTATTTTCCACTTTATACTACCTCCTCTAATTCTGTTTTATATCGACGCAATGCTTCCTCTGCGACTTCTTCGGATATGAAATAAACAACACCAAGTTCTTTATAAAAAGGAAAAGAATCGGCTGGACATAATATAAACTCTCTTGCAGAATTTATTATTATCTTATATTTTTTTTGAGTTTCTATATCCCCCATATTTAAACTTTTTTCAAAAAGATTTTCACCACCATTCGCATCACTAAAATTCTTTAACAAATTATAAACCTTTATCTCTTTTGCTCTTTGTTCTGCTTGTTCACGAGTTTTAAAACAATTGCCAAAGTCAAACCTTGCATAATCCATACGCCAATTTTCAAATTCAGTACAGCCAATATCACCTTCGTAATCTAGTGAATAATATTTTTGGTCTTCTTCTGGATTCCAAGGCTCATTAAACTTTGGCTTTTCTATATAATGGCCACAATTAATAGGGTCGCCATTAGTGTCAACTTTTGCAAATTTACAAGTTGGACTAACATTTACACAGTTAAAGCAATTTAGCTTTTCTTCGTGTTTTTCTTCTTTATCACATTTACAATCACAATCATCAACATCTTCAAAAGATATTCCTAAATGTTTAAATTCTCGATACTGTTCGTCTGTTATTTCTATTTTTTTCATTTATAACCCCTTCTTTATTTTTAATTGCCTATCAATCGCAGCATTAAGTCTCGCAGCATCAATCTTTAAATACTCTGCCGCAGCCTTAAAATCTCCATTTATTTCTTTCGCAACATTCTCTATGTGAATTTTAACATCGTGATAAATCTCAATTAACGTTTTCTCTTCGTCATTTTTAATGATAGTTTCTATCTTTTGCATTTTATATCTCCTCTTGAGTCAATTTTTCTAAAATTTTCTTTTCGCAGTCTCTGCAAATCCCTTGATGCCCACCTCTATTTTTAAATTTAATAATAGGATGTTTAATCAAAATAAAAGAATTTCCTTTTAAAATATCATCAATAGTTTCTTCTTTTTCCAAAAAACATTCGATACATTTTAATTTGATTGTTTGCATTTTACTTTTCCTTACGTTGATTTACTAACCCATAACTCTTAAGCCATCTCCAAATCGTTGAATAACTTTTTACTTTATACTTAATCATCAGTTCGGACTTAGTGAATTTCCCTAAATTATAAATAAGTTCTTCTTTGCTCGGTTTCATTTTTCCTCCTTTAGAAGTTCTGGGTTTTCGTAAATATTTCCTATAATCTCTGTCACATCTAAATCATTACATAATATTTCTTGTGTTGGTTCACTTCCCCCAGATAATTGAATAATTGAAACAAAACAACCATTTTCAAATTCAACGACGCTACGCTGTGTATCTGAAAATCTTGAGACAATATCTCCCTCATAGATCTCTTTTCCATTCTTATCTTTTAAGCCAGTGTATTGCATCCAATTATAATTTACATATTCCCAGTCAATTGCATCTATACTCCCATATTCTTCTAAACCTATTTTTGCATCTAAATACCCTTTTTCATAACATTCAAACAATGTGTAATATTGCATTTTTTTATCTAGTTTATCCCAAACCCTAAATTTTATCTCTCGCATATTCCCTCCTGTTTTAAAATTAACAAAGGCAGGCAAGGGACTTGCACCCTTGCATTTGTCGTTTTTGAAAGCAATAATGCTTTTTCAATGTTGCGTCTTCGAAACATTCCGCCACTGCCTTTATTGTTGACAATTTATTCTATTTTATTTATTATGTCAATGAAATAATTTATGCAATATTTATTTTAATTATTTTTATATCGATAAAATAAAATAAAATAAAATATTATTTGCAAATTGCAAAAATTGTTGTATATTAATAGCGAAAGGCAACGATGCCATTCGGAAGGGGGATTAGAAAAATGGAAATAAAAATCGAAACCTTACAAGAACTAGAAAAAGAAAAAACTAAATTAATACAAAGCATCGATGATTTAAGGAGCTTGCTTAAAATGTTTATAATTGAGAACGAAAAACTGGCTAAAAAACATCGTGAAAAAAGCCAGATACAAGAATTACGAGAAATCACTTGGATGCATAAATATCTTTAAATAGGAGGCTCTAAAATGAAAGATAGAAACAATTATTTTCTAATTTACAAGGCAAGACTTTTAAAAAGTTCTATATTTAATGTCATAAAATGGTTTGCAATATCAGCAGTATTTTCGGTATTCGTAATTTTTTTAGCTTATATTCTTCATCTAATTTGTGATGCAAATTTAGAAGGAGGTGGACTAATATGTTAAAAGATGACGTAAAGTTTTGTCAATTTCATCCGAATATAATGTGGATTTACGAAGGCGATTGTCCGATATGTGAACTAGAATATAAAAAAGATAAAATCATTAATGAGTTAGAACAAAAGATTGACGATTTGAATGCGAAACTAAAGGGGGAAAAATGAATACACAACAACAGATTCAAGATGAATGGTTGAACCCAAAACACGAACACGATGATTGTGATAAACAACCTTTAATGTTCAAATGTTTGAATTGCGTGGATGAAATAGAGGGCGAAAGCAATGTTGTTTACGATAAACTAAAGCGAGTATTTTGTTGCGAAAAATGTGCAGATGAATACGATAGGAAAACAACTTTACAAGACGAACAAGATAGAATTGATACAATAAAAGGGGAGTAAAAATGGAAAAAATAACTATCCAAGGTAAAGATTACATTACAGTCAATGAAAGATTAAAAGAATTTAGAGAAAATGAAATATATAAAGGCTGGGCGTTAATTACGAAAATAATAGAATTAAACGATAAGGTGGCAGTCTTTCAAGCTGAAATAATTAACGATAAAGGCGTATTGATTGCAACTGGCACGGCAAGAGAAGTCAATGGCGACAGTTTTATAAATAAAACGTCTTATGTAGAGAATGCAGAAACTTCAGCGTGGGGGCGAGCTTTAGGTAATTTAGGAATTGGAATTGATACAAGCGTCGCAACTTATGAGGAAGTCGCAAATGCTCAATTAAATCAAAACAAACAAACACCTATGACATTTGAACAAGCAGAAAAAGAATCAATCTATAAATCAAAATCAAAAGTCGAAACAATAGAAACAGATATTGAGGAACATTGTCCAAAATGTGGAAGTAAATTGATTTTAAAAAGTGGCCAATATGGCAAATTTTGGAGCTGTAGTAATTACCCAGAATGCACAGCTAAACAAAAAAAATATATAGGAGTATAAAAATGGACGAATTATTTTATTTAAAATCGGATTTGTTTGATGCGTATTGCGATAAATTAGAGGAAAATGACAAATTTACAGACAAAGAAAAAGAAACAAGAATAAAAGAATTTAGGGAATTATTAAGCAATATCCAAACAAAATTTGATGAGATATAAAAATGCACAAATTCTATTTTTATAAAGACGATAAAACATTTAATCAAAATAAAGTATTAGACAATTTTCATAATACTTTTACTCAATGTCTGAGCAAAAAAGATATTGTAGTCGAAATTAAAGATTTAAAGAAATCGCCGTCTAATAAACAAAGAGCCTATGTTAGAGGGTATATCTGTGAAACTATAAAAAAATGTTTAATCAATGATTGTGGCTGGGATGATTTACCGAATAATGAGGGCGGAAATCAACAAGTCTATGAGATGTTAAAAACAGAAGGCCGCTTTTATTCTGAAATATCTCACATAATAAAAGATAAAGCAGGAAATAAACGTTATCTTAAAAAAAGAGTGCTAGAGAGCTTTAGTAATTCAAAAGGCGATAAAAAGCGACTTTCTGAGTTTATAGAACATTGTTTAAAATGGGCAAGTGAAAATTTAGGGGTTGTGCTTGAAACTCCAGAAGAGTGGAAGTTAAAAAGAGGCATAAAATGAAAGATTGTAAAAAATGCAAATATTATAAAGATTATTGCGTGCCCTATGAACCAAAAGGATGTTTTTATGTATCTATTATTAACAAAAGATATTTTAATAAAAGCTCTAATTATATTTGCAAAAATCAAAGTCTTTTTAAATTAAAAAGAGGGAGTAAATAGTGAATCAATTTACAAGTTTTGAGTTATCAAAAAAGTTAGGAGAAAATGGGTGCGAATTAAAAAGTTCTAAATTTTTTCAATCTAGAATGTTTTTCCCTAAATATTACCAATACGATATCCTATGGGATATTTGCATAAAATATGCAAAGGAATTTTTTGGAGAGAAAATATTAAGTGAAGAAGTTCGTTTTAATTATGAAAAAACGAAAATATTTCAGTCTTCAATATCACAATACACTAAAACAATATTAACAATGATTCAAAATAATATACCACAAAAAGAAATCGAAAATTATATATGGGAGAATTGTCTATTTAATCCAAAAAACAAAGAGGCCTAAAATGAATAAATTTACAAGCTTAGAGTTATCTAAAAAGTTATGGGATAATGGGTGCAAAATAGGACGAGAACAATGTGTTTGGAATAATGATTTTGAAAAAATAGAATGCTATCCAAAATACGACATACTCTGGGATATTTGTGTGAAATATGCAAAAGAATTTTTTGGAAAAGATACTATAACAATAGATGGGTTTGAAATTTCAAAAGAAAATCAAATGCCTTTAGATATTTTAATGATGATTAAAAATGAACATTCTCAAGAAAAAATAGAAAAATATATCTGGGAGAATTGTTCATTTAGAAAATAAAGAGGTATAAAATGAATAAATTCAATGATGATGTTTTAAATAAAATTCAAGGTATTTTAGAATTAGCAGAAATACCTGAACAAAAAAAGATATATATGATTTTAGATATTTTATCCCACGAAAAAGAATCTTTAAAATATATTCTTGAAATGCTTTTTATGGAGAGAAACGAAAATAAAAACATAATAGATTCACAGCATTTAGTCATAAAAAATATATTTGAAATTTTATATTTTAATAAAGATTGGACTGAGTATAAAAATGCAATTCTGAAAAGAATAAAAACTTTCTTTTATGCGTTCAAAGAAAGATTTGACGATTTTAAATTTTATAAAATAGACAAAAACGAAATCGAGAAAAAAGATTTATTTTTATTTGATAATAATTCAGAAAATAGAGGTAAAAAATGAACAGAGAAATAAAATTTAGATACTGGAATGAATACAATAAAGAAATGGATTATACTGAAATGTTTCGAAAACCTTGGCAAAAAGGATTAGAAGATTTTTTTGAATATATAGGAGATACACCATTAAATAAAATAATGCAATATACTGGAGAAATCGATAAAAATGGGAAAGAAATTTATGAGGGTGATATTATAAGCGGTCTTAATGGATTTGGGAATACTGATAAAACTAATATTGAATTTCACGATGGCGGATTTTGGCCTCTTTGTGCTGATGAGTTTGAGTGGGATGATATAGAAGTTATCGGGAATATTTACGAAAATCCAGAATTATTAAAAGAGGAAAAATGAAACTAGAATTCAATGAAACCGAAATTTCGATCATCGATGCTGCTGTAAAATATTGGAAAAAGAATGTTGATAGTGGTGAGTTCAATAATCCACTTATAAAAAAGGCCATAGAAACTATTCTTGAAAAAACGACTAACTATTTTGAGGTAAAAAAATGAAAAAAGAATTAACTATTTGGAAAGTCAATTATAATGGCTTAGATTTTGCGAATCATAATATTTTAAGATTACAGACTGACCTTAAAAATTATATAGCTACAAAAATCAAAAAAACAAAAGAATTAGAACACGAATTTAGCAAAGCCATTAGGGAGATAAAAAAATGCAAATGAAAATATCAGAATACAAAAATTTAACAAAAAAAAGAGGCTTAGGCGAAGAAGATAAACTGCATAAACAATTTGCTCAAGAATTACGTTGTATTGAAAGATTTAAGCCTTTGAATTGTATAAGGTGGACGTATTTACCTTTTGGCGAAAAAAGGAGCTATTTAACGGCATCTCTTTTAAAATCTAAAGGAATGAAACGAGGGTATCCTGATTTTTGGTTTGTAATAGAGAATATGGGATTTGCTAAGAATATTTTTATAGAATTTAAAACAGAATCTAAAACATCTAAACAATCGCCAGAACAGAAAGAATTTGAAAAAAGTTGTTCACTTGCAAATGAAGTATATTATATTGCTCGAAGTGTAGAATATGCTCTAGAAATTTTAAAAGCATATCATATTATATAGGGGTAAAACAATGATTCATTTCGCAATAATATTCAATATTATATTATCTTTAATATTCCTTATAACGAATGATGTCCCACGTGCAGTATATTTTTTATTATTAGTTTTAATGTTAATGGTGGTGAAAAAATGATTGAATGTCCAGAATGTAAAGGGAAAGGCAAAATATTTGTGTCTAGTTTTCCACTTGATTTAAAGGTTTGTCCCAAATGTTTAGGCCAAAAGCAAATTGAACCAAAAAATAATTTTTCTGATATGTTCTCATCTGTATTCGGAACTTTAAAAAAAGGAGTAAAAAAATGATTTTAAATATTCTAAATTGGTTTAGGCTAAAACGAGATTTAATAAAAGAAAATACCTCATTAAGGCTAAAATATAAAAACTATATGGTCAGTATTCGAGAGAAAGAATTCGCCTACGAAAAAGAAATCGACGGCTATCGTGCTAGAATAAATTCGCTTACTAAAAAGAATAAATCTGAGTTGGTTTTTAATGGAAAAAAAGTCAAGCCTAGAAAAAAGAAAAGCACAAGAGAATGAACCCTTGTGCTTTAAGGTAAGGTAATGAAACAGAATAAGTGGAAGTTGAGAATATATTTATTCAATAACCACTGGTTTGTCAATGTTTATTAGTTTTAGAACATTCTCATCAATAAGTTTTCCAAGTTTATCGTCCTCGATTAAACCTTTTAAATCATTCGAAATCATACCAATTGCATCTTTTGTCGCATCAATTACTAATGCCTTTTTCTCTGCACCTGATTTTGGCTTTTCTTTGAAAAAATTCTCAACCAATTTAATCAAAATCGGGACAACTAATTTTAAAGAAAATTTTAAAAGTGAATTCATTTTTTTACTCCTTTTTTATCAACATTTTCTAATGTGGCTTTTATTATACTCGAAACTTTTCCGTCCTTAGATTTTTCCATAATATCATCAACCTTAGCCGCGACTTTATGAGCCATTGTATCCTCTGGCGTAATATCCTCAACAAACTCAGCCGTCTTTTCTAAATATTTATCAACAATCTCATCATCTTTCTTACTTTTCGTAAGCTTAACTACGACTAATCCGATCCCTATAACCACAATTATAATTCCTGTTAACCCATATACACTTAAAAGTGATTCTAACATTTTTTAATCCTCCTGATTTAGGATTTTTAAATAGATAAAAATTTATCTATTATTAACTATTGAATTTACGGACATCGGAATTTGCACAGTCAATGTGCAACCACGAAATCGAATATTCAAAACGAATATTAGCAAATTCTGGTAAATTAAACAATTCATCTCTTATTTTATCGTAAGCCTTGATTTTATCGTCTTTGCTTAAATTCTGTTTTTCTATTTTTGAAATATGCAAATCTAATGCACGACCAAATAAATGACTCGACCAATTCGCTTGAACTGGTTTCTGTCTAAATCCGCAATCATTAAGTCCGTTTCCGTTAATCGTGCAAACACCATATTTCTCGCGGATAAAATCGGCAGACTTTAAAATTCTATCATCAAACAAAATCCATCCAATATCTTCTCGAAGATTATATAAATCTTTTGGAAGTAATTCTTTTAAATTAAAATATTTACTTTTATACATCAAACACCTTTTAAAAACATTTTAATTTTAGTTAGAAAACCTAGGAATAAACCAGATAAAAGAGAAATCATTGACGCATATAATATCATTTTTCTGCTTTTGTGATCAGATATATGATTTTCAAGTTTCAAATCTAATGCCTTAATTCCTTTTTCGTTTGAAGTATGTCCAAGCTCGACTCTAGTCATTCGAATCGATAAATCTGTAATCATATCATTTGACTTATCTTGCCCTTCTTTTATATCCCTTAGATTTTGTAATATAAGAGTTTCAGCTTGACTAAATGCTGGACGTTCCATTATTTATTCTCCAATGCTGCAATTCTAGCTTCTAAAGCATCATTCTTTGCTTTTAGTTCTTTTATACCTTGAATGGCAAGAGCCGCGATTTTATCATAATGAACACCATAATAAGTATCTTTTTCAATAATAATATCTCCATTAACATCTTTGGCTTCATCTAAATCAAAACTATATGTTAATTCTGGGAATTTTTCCATAACTTGCTGAGCAACTAATCCATATTTTCGATGCGTAGTTGTTGATAAATTTACGTCTTCATAAGTTATAACATCTAAATTACAAACATCATTAAGAACATTCGAAATTGTTTCCGTTGATTTTTTAAGCCTAATATCAGAAGTAGCAATTGATAAATCCCCTGTTGCGTCGTCTCTATATGCTTGAGTATCTCCAGTAGCTGGATAACTATATATCCGAGCTACTCCATTGATTTCTACCGAACCATCAAGATAACTCGGGCCGACGACATCTAAATTCCAACCCGCCGCAGGATAACCTCTTCTATTAGTTCTATCTTTCCCAGCTACTAAATAATTCCCCATAACCCAACCATTAGCACAAACCATTGGATAATCAGTTGAGCCTGTATTAACAGTAGAAATAGCAACATTAACTCTTGTTATGGTTGAAATAATGACATTCCCTATAACATGTAAAGTTGAGTCCGGGGCTGTAGTTGCAATACCAACTAATCCTAAATCTGTTATTCTCATTCTTTCAACATGAGCTGGCTCGTCTCCGTATGTATAAAATCTAATCCCGTCAGCAGATTGAAGTCTCAGCCCTTCACGAGTGCCCCAAACCGCTTGGATTAAATGGTTTGTATTTCCAAAATATAATTTTGAGACTTGTCCTGCACCCCACGTTTGAGTGCTTGTAATTAAAGAATACCCAGCAACATTAAATGGATATGTTAAAGATGTTGTCCCAATCCCGACCTTTCCAGCATTTACCACAAAAGTCGAAATTCCAACGCTAAAAGCATTCCCTGTCAATGACATTGTCGCGAAAGTAGGCGCATTTGTTGTTGCTAAATTTTGGTTAATTGTATCAAGATTTGAACGATTCGAATGTGTTATTGCTGTCTTTTCTGCTGAGGTTGTATGATAATATTCATTCGCTGCGCCACCTTGTAAGCCTGCTAAATTATTATGTAATGTAATTAATGGACTTTTAAAATATGAGTTATGAGTATTCCCGTCATAAGTCAAAGAAACTGTGGTCGTATTATTAGAAGTAAAAAAAGTCATTGCGCCAAGTTTTGTTGAAGTGCTGATTGTAAATGCAGACTGAACACTCCCAAAAGTATATAGCGCATAAGTTGGAGTAATGCTTGTGATCGTTGGCGAAGTTGCTCCAAATAATTTTTTCCAAATCGCACCTGTAATTGCTGTTTCGTTAGCATACGTCGAGGGCACTGTTATTATTACTGAAGATGTAGAAGTGCTTGATGTGATTTGATATATCCCTTGAGGCGTGTATAAATATGATGCAGTTGTATTTGTTGCTGAAGGGTCAATCAATGATCCCGAAAACGCATCTCCGCCATTTGAATAGACAAGTCGACTCGTTCCTATACCTGTTGAGGTCAAAGTATAAGTCGTGTCATTTACGGAATATATTTGTCTTGTAATCGTTGAAACTCGACCACCTAAAACTGAATTCACGCCCGCATAAGTATTAAAATTCCATTCGCCAGCATCTAATGAATTTCGTCCCAATGCTGTATTATATAACCAAGCAGATGCCAAAACAGTATTTGTCGTCGCAGTTTTAACGTTAGTTTGTTCTGCCGTTGTTATTGGCGTTTTAGATAAAGTGGCTACAATATTATCGTTATTCGTTCCCGTAGCAATGATTGTAGGCGAAGCATTATAAAAATCAATACCAGCACTTCCGCTAACATTTGAAGGCGTTCCATTTATCCAGCTAATACCATTCCATTTTAAAACATCATCAACTGTAGGGCTAGGAGCTACAACATTTGATAAATCATTAATTTTATATGCTTGCCAGATATTAACATAAATTTCGCCAGCAGAAGCATCTGAAAGCAAACATCTACCAATTCTCGATTTATAATTCCCAAGACTTGGTTCAGAATTTGTTAAAGTGCCTGAGGATATATCACTCAAATATAAAATATCTCCAATAGCAAATCCTGAAGTATCTAAATTATGAATTTCGCCTCTGCTCGTAATTAATCCATAAGCCCCATTGTTTATATTTTGAGTAGCAACAGCAAAAGAAGCATAGGTTGTCGAACTATTTGCAATCGCTAATGCAATAGTTGGATATCCATTATAACCACCACTAAAATAAACTACTTGACCATTAAGAATATTAAATCCGCTATTATTATAAACATAGACTAGACTTTCTTCGCCAAGTTGCAAATTTACATCCGTATCGATATTACACGATAGAGTTTTATATAATGGGTCATAATAAAGTTTCCCTTCTCGAAAATCGTCTGTGCTAGGGTTAACATCAAAATACAATCTTGAAATATTTGCACTAGAAGCTGATATCGAATAAGCCGAAATTGTGCTACTAAATACTCCAGTCGCTGCTGAAATTCCATAATTTGTTTTTATATTTCCATTTAATATTTCTAATTTTTCGGATGCTGTAGTTGTTCCGATCCCTACATTATCTCCAAAATATTCAGTTTTCCCGTGTCCTTGAGTGGTTGCAAAAAGAATAGTGTTTAATAAAATACTAAATAGAATAAAACTCAAAATTTTTTTCATATTTCCCCCTATTAATTCCCTAGCTTATTTGATAGATAAATAAGCGATAAGCCTATTACATAGACATCATCATTACAAGTATCTTGTGATCCAAGTCTCTCGACTACTATTTCCACAAATTTATCATTTTCTGAAATTTGAGACAAACAAAATTCAGCGTAGGTATATCCATAACTTACACCCGATACTGTCGTCGTCGAATAAAGAGTTTCATCTGGTGTTGTGTTATTTATAGACTCATTTGACCCGACATACAAATATTTTATTTTAAAAATAACATTGCCACTAGTCGCAGAACAGCCGAATCCAACCCTTAAACAAGGAGCCGATGAAGTATCTAATTCAAAAGGTATAGCAATCGCACAACTTACATTCTCGTCTAAATTATCCGCGAATTTATAAGAGCCATTCAATCCAATTGATGTATATGTTGCGGGATTTGTTAAAGGTGCTTTTAATACTCCAGAAGATACTTGAAAAATCTTTCTGACTTTTGCATCACCATTCAAAGCCATTTTATACTCTGGATAAACAAAACTAGCATAATTATTATTTGAAACGTCTCCAAAATATTCGTCTCCATTGTGTCCGCGAGTCGTCGCAAACAAAAGATTTTCACAGACAAATAAAATAAAAACTAATTTTAGAATTTGATTCATTAGTTATTATCCCTGTATTTTTCATACCAATATGACCCATAGTATCTGAATGCTATTATATCGCCTAGACCGAGTGCCATTTGCACAACTCCGTTTATTTTGATATTTCCGCCATCAATAATGTTAACAATATCCGTGTCTGACGTTCCCATTAATTCGATAGTATCGCCTGCTGTCCCTGCTGTAATCGAGGAAACATTTACAATCCCGCCAGATGAAACAATTAGTTTAAAATCGTTATTAGCTGTGATTGTATTTGTTGACCAAAGTATCTCTATCGTTGAGGCTGGGCTATTTGACTTCGTGATTGTTGATGTTGCAGCAGTAATGCCATAAGTTGCTGTTAAGTTTGGTAAAAGCAAATCGCCTGTCATAGTATCTCCAGCACGATTAACCTTTGAAAGTTCTAATGCAGAAGTTGAAACTTGAATATTATAATCTGTAGTCGTGCTCCGTAAAATTTCAGCGTCTAAATCTGAGCGGATTGATGCAGTTGCTATTCCAATATTATAAAATGTTGTAGTTGAAATAGCGTAATAATCCGTTGACTTTATTTCATAGCCAGTTTCAACACCTAGAATATTTTCAGCAGATAAAACAAGATGATCCGTAGCTGTAAATGTAGTTGTCGAAGTCCCTAAAGTTATATCGCCAGCCTGGCCATTTACAGAATTAACAACTCCGCCTTTTAATAACATTGACTCACCAGTTATTAAATCTAAGGTCGGAGCCGCAAAACAGAATGAACTTAAAAATAAAAATAAAAATAAAAATAAAAATAATATTTTTTTTAACATTATACACCCCTTTATTTACTAGTTATTTCTTGCGCAGAATACCAAGTTGTTGTTGTTGTAATGACATTCCAAAAATTAGTAGCAGTTGTTGAAGTATATCCGACAGAGAATCCGACTAATGTATATGTTGAAAAAGAAATAACTCGGGTTGCTTCCCAACTATCTTTTTTTTGCAACATCAGATAAGTAGTAGCCCCGTCCGTAAGCGTTCCCCTTAGTCTGTATTTATTGTCCGCACCAAATAAACTAAAACTAATGCTTAAAAACATCATTAAAAATATTACTTTTTTCATTTTTTACTCCTATTTAAATTGATATGTAAAATTATTAAAATCTTCAATATTTTCAATCGAATTAACTTCATTTTGGAAATTAGCCCCTTGAAGTCTTAGATTGTCAATTTTATCCCACATCGTTATTTTATCTTGCTCAGTATAAGAAATGCCTGTTTCAGTATTTAATCTTAAAGCATCGATATTCCTTTGCGTATAATCTGGATAAAATGAATGGATAATTTCGCCAGTCTTATTTTTAATTTCTTTTATTTTATCGTTTTTTAATTTTGCTAAATCTTTTTTTGGTTTATGAATTTCACATAAAAATTTATTACTATAAGAAATCCCAATTTCGCAATTATCTTTTTTAAAAACACATCCACAATCACAAGTTATTTCATCTGTCATTTCATATTCTTTACCATAAAAATTCATAGTCATATTTATCTCCTTGCGTAAAGTTCAATTCTTGTACCTACAAGTAATTTACTAGCTACGTTAGCTGTAATAACAATATTAGTAATATTATCAGCTGTATTTCCCCACACCGAATCAAATATATAAAATCCACGATTAGCATCCCCTGTCCCATTTGCACCTAATCCAAAAGATGCCCTGCCGAATCCATACCGATAAACTCCAGTTTTTGCTGAAAATTGTAATTCTAAATTATATATCCCACTATTCATTTCAACCCCTGAAATTGCATTATTAAAATTTGACAAAGAATCATATAAACCACCTGTAATTGTGCTAGTATTGCTTCTTGCAATAAACATACTTTTATAATTATTAGCAGTATCCCCATTAATATAAACATTTATAAGCCCTTCTTCGCCAAAAGACGGAGCTGTGATTTTTAAAATATATTCTAAATCTATATCCCCATTTAAACCTGAAATTGTTATAGAAGTCGTATTCGCTGTTAATGTATTAGAATATATTCTTTGCATAGTTCCAATATGCGTCCCAGTTATTGTCCCTGCAAATTCCACATTTTTATCATTCTTAAGTGTTGCGATAGTATCTCCACCTTGATTCTTTATTAACAAATCTCCGCTAGCTGTTTTAATTTTAATGGTATCAGTATTTAATTGTGTTGCAATTGGCGAATTAAAGGTCGGCGAGTCCGTAGTTTTAACATCCTGGTCCATATCATAAAGCTCATTATCGCCTTGGCCTGTATTGACTGTCGCTCCAATTAACTTTCCAGAAGTCGTAAAATCGCCGTCTGCATTTATACTAGCTTTCTCAGTATTATAATTTTTAATACTCAATTTTGCCGTAGGTGTAGAATTATCCGCATTATAATTTATTATACAATCGCCATTACCACTTAAATTACTAGCACTTCCAACTCCAGCCGTAGTCTGTAAGCTTCCGTCCGAAAATTTTATATCACCCGTGCCTTTGATATATAAATGTCCGTCATTTAAAATCATTCTATCAGCACCCGATGAATACATCTCAATACTTCCAGTAGTCGGTAATGTTGTAATATCAGCGGCAACTAAAAAGAAATTACCTTTTAATCCCATAGTTGTAATTTCTGATGTCGAATTATAATCATAAATTAAAGTATTTTTGTATGCCATTTGAACCTCTTTATACAGTGAATGCTGTTAATTCTTCAATAATCAAATTTTTTGCATTAAAAGTTATTTTTGTCATCGTATCAGTTATATTCCAAATTATACCTTGCCGAACATCACCTACAGTATCAATAAAAGTATATGAACCTTTATAACTTTCAAAATCTATATCAAATTGAAAATAACCCCAAGCAGCACCAGTTTGAGTTCCCCCAAAACTGCCAAGAGTATCCTCCTCATAAATTATTTCAGGTGTAGAATGATCTAGCATATATCCTCTTACATAAAATGATGCAGGGGTTGCTCCATTATAAAATGAAGCTAATCCATACCCTCTAAACCGAAGCTGTTTAGTCCCTGTAGTAGGAATTGTCCAGTCTCCGCTTAAAGTTGCTGCTGCATAATTAACTTTCCAGCGCGGATAATTAACCTTTATTTCCGTCACTGCACCAGTTCCTATTTTATCCGCCGTCACGGCACCAGTTCCTATTTTAGCCTCGACTACGGCGCCAGTCCCAATTTTGCCTTCAACTACTGCACCTGTCCCTATTTTATCGGCAGTTATTGCCCCAGTTCCCACCTTAGCCTCAATTACTGCGCTTGTTGCAATCTGATCGCTTCCGACACTACTATTTGCTAATATTTTACTATTAGTTCCATTATGATCGTGGCCTGTAGTTGTATTCAATGTCGCTAATTTACGGCTATCAGTTTCATTATGTGTATGACCAGTCGATAAATCTTGTAATAATGTAAGGATACTATTCGAATATGAAGCAAGGATTACGTCGCCACCAGCCACGGGTGCAATTGCCATTTTATGACTCCTTTTTATTTAAATAAGTTAAGATATTCCCACTTCCGATATTTCGAGTGCAAGCAATATAAAATCTTTTTAAATTATCTAAATCAATGTTAGTTTTTTCAATAACTGGTATTAAATTCGTCTGAAAATTTAAGTCTATATCAATAACAATATCTTTTATTTTATCGGTTAATTGGGATTTTGTTGCCTCATCATTCATAAAAATTATATATTGCATATAATCGTTTATCGATATAAAAATATTTTTTTCTTTATGCCATTTTTCAAAATCAGATTTTTTAAAATCTTTTAAACTCTTAATTAAAATCTCCGCGTCATTTGAATAGTTATACATTTTTGTATTCACTCCTTATTCGTAATTTATTGGTATCTTTGACAAGACTGTCATTGTCTCGCCACTTGTTTTTTCAACATCAAAACCAATCCATTGGAACATCGTGCCCGTATTCAAAGTAGCCGAAGCATCCTCGCCAAATAACCCTAGTTCTTTTAAATTTCCGTTGCCTTGCGATGTCGTAAAAAATGCTCGTATTTGGGCTTCGTTAGATACGTTTGTTGATGCTGTCGATATTGGAACTCTTGCCGTTTCAGTCGTTAAAGTTGTTCCAGTAATTACTGGTATTGTTGTTCCAGTACCTACAGCGCAATATGTTATTATGCCAGCATTTGCAATCACTGATTTCCCAGCTAATAATTTAGCAAGCGCAGTCCTTCCAACTGTAGGCACAACATTATTTATCCAACCAGTATCTTTTTTTAATTCGCCAGTTAAAGCATCATTCAAAATGACTCTAACTTGTCCTTTCATTTTTATTGAATCCATTCTTAACTCCATTCTGCCTCGTCATAAAGTGCGTCCGCATCGTCATAATGATATATACCAGTTGAATGTTGCGTCTGTGAAACTTCGTCATTTTCAAATAAAATACTGTCATCAGTTCGCTGATAAAATGTATTTATAATCTCATTCTCGTTAATTTTTATTTCTTTATTTCGTTTATACAGTTCGAGTAAAAATTCTTGTAAGCCTTTGATGCTTGTAGCAAAAGTGATGTTGTATTCAATAAAAAAACGTCCATCTATTTGTTTATTTGTTTTTGGTTTAATTTTGACTGATTGAATCATAACTTGCTCATTATTTAATCCAAAAGCTGGCAAATTTATCGTCAATAATTGTCCGCTTTTAAAACCATCCACATCTGTTTTGAAAGAACCAGATAAAAGAGTATTTGAATATGAAGTCAATTCCGCATTTACTCGACTATTTGCAATCTCTAAATCCTCAATAGTTTGGTCATAAATTGTATCGACATATTTCCCATCGCCACCCTGTAATAATTTCATTCTTGCAATACTTACCGCATCTTCACCATAAACTAAAACAGGCACCTGTCTTTTATAAGTAATCTTAACTATATCTCCAGCGCTTAATTTTGGTTCATCTAAATTTTCAATATTTTTTTCAGAAAATGAAACTAAAAAATCTTTACCACTTTCATCAACATTCTTTATTCCCAGAGTTTTTTCAACGAATCCGCTGCCAGTATCAACATAAACTTTGACTGGCGAAAACGGAGTATAAGCTAAAAGGAAATTAGTCTGTTCACCATCAGCGACCTGTATATCATAAAGATAATCTTCTAAATAATATCCGCCTCTAAATGTTATCGAGTTTTTTAGTTTTGAACCATCGATTGACGATATAAAATTATCAAAACGGCCACCTTTCGCAATCGTAATCGGCGCATAGTTTGTCAATTTTGTAAAAAAATGAACTTGTTTATCATAGTCCACATACCAGTCAAAGTCCGCAATGTTCGCTAATTTTTTTATACAATCGTCTATTCCTATATAATTAAACGAAATAGTGCTGATAGTTATTCCGTCTTGAACATATAGGCTAGTCCCAAACTCTGGTAAATATCGAGTAAAAATATCCGCTATAATTTCTTTACAGGTTTGATTTTGATAATTTTCTGCAACTTTTTTAGTCTGCAATTTCTTTTCCCAACCACTACAAGATACTCCATACTCTATAAAATCAGTAGTCAATCCTTCCTCTCGCTTATCAAAATCCAAAATTTGTCCAGAAAATATTTTATTCAAATTATAATCAAAGACCACTACCGACATTCCGAACTCTAAATTTCTTGTATTTTCGCCATAGTTTAGATAGTTAAATTTACACGTATTTACACGGTCATTCAGATTGTCAGTTATTGAGAACGATTTTAAATCTATTCTATCGTTTGCAAATACTCCATTGATAAACACCGAAACAACATACTCATCAATATCACTACTTAATCCGCCAGTAAAAGGCACATATTCGCCAGCTAGATCCCAATAAGCTTGTCCAGTATTTAATTGAATAACTGCTTGATTTGCTGCTGGAGTTATATCCGAAAAATCTGATTTGACAGATAATAAAAATAATTCCATTTTATACAACTCCGCAAATCGGTATCCATTTATCAAGATAAACCCAAACAGTAGTCGATGATTGAATCCATATTTGACCGATTGCTGGGCTTAAAGGTGCTGACGCACTTTCTATCGTATCCATCCATAACTCATCATCGGCTAAACTTGAAAGCGTCGTTTCTGATGACGCCATTTGACGATAATCATCAATCGCAATAAACAATACGCCACTTGTCTTATGTAGCCATAAAGTCCCTTGTATTTGAGAATTCGGTTTTATATCATTGACTATAAGTTTATATTGGAAACTCAATCTAACACCGCATTTAATTTTAAATTTTTATAAATCTGATTGCTTAACGCTTCCGTAATCTCATCAACTGTTCCCATAAATGTTGACCCTGTAAAATCAATATTTATATTTACACCACTACTAGAAACTCCGCCACGTTGATTATGTAAAAAATTACGAGTTTCTGCATTATTAAGAACATCCGAACCCCCAGGTAGATTAACTAATTCAGCCCCATTTTCGCCGACTAATGCCATTCCGCCTTCGTATCCTCTAGTTCCAGTCGCAAACAATTTAAATTGACTATTCATTCCAGCAATCAATGCTGCTGCTGCTGCAATTCCAAGTGCTGCGCCAACAAACGGAATTGTTGCCCAACCAGCTATTACTTTTGCCGCTGCAACTGCTTGCGCTGCGAGCCAAGACGCTATAGCCCAAGCTTTAGTTGCTATGACTGCTACGACCATTGCCGCTTGATGTGCTGCTGCTACTGCCCAACTTGCCGCGATTGTGAATGCTTGCCAAGCAAGGGTTGCCAATTTCATTAACCCAGTTTTTACAACCCATTCCGCCGCCATAGTTGCGAAAACTTGAATAATAGCCTGAAGCATTAAATTACCAATTTGTTTAAATCCTTCCGCGAAGTTTTCCCAACCTTTACCGATATTTGCAATCATAGTCATAAATCCAGCCGTGAAAGCATTAACAAACCCATTCTGTAAATTAGTCGCTACACCATACCAATTTGTTTGATAGGTATTCATTTCATTGAGCATCTGCATAAATCCACCCTTAATAGTATTCTGATTTTCAAGTTCGAGCTTTTGATCAACTTCTCTTTTCTGAGCTAAAAGAGCGTAATATTCAGTTTGTTTAGCAAGACTAGCGTCTTTATTCGCTCTAAGTTTTAAAAGTTGTTGATCTAAAAATAATTGTTGAGCGACTAACGCATCCGCGTATTTTTGAGAATCATAAGCCGTTTTTTCCTCAGCAATCAAAACATCATTTTCAAGACGAGTTGCAACCATTTCATTATACATTTCATTATCAAGCGCTTGGAGTTCCTGTTTCAGTGATAGATATTCTTGTTCAGCTTCTAAACTTTGAGAATGCGAATCCTTTAAAGCAATCAATCTATTTTCTAGTTGCGCTGCATATTCCGCTGTAGATATTTCGCCCATTGAATAAGCCGATTTGAGTCTTGCTTGTTGCATCTTGACTTCGTCTTCAGTCATTATTTTATTATTTTCTTTATAATTCTTTGCGATATCATCTTGCATTTTTTTGATAAATTCAGCATTTTCACTAGCATAATCTTTTGTTTTTTTATTAGAATTTTTAGTAGTTGAATCTATATCATTATATGCTTTTTTAAAAGTATTCGGTAGGTTCGCAATAGCCTCATCAACTTCTTTAAATTTTGCTGCCGCTTCTTTAAAATGGCCAGTCATTCCTAACCATAGCGCCGCAAATTCTTTGCCTGCAATTTTTATGATTTCAATTATAGTCATAAATGTAGCTTTTAACCCATCCATAACTTTCCCAACAACTCTACCAGCCGTAGTCGTTTCATCTATCGCATCTCTCATTTTATTCCAATTTAAAATTAAAGGAATAAGTATAGACGCAAGAGCCAGTATCGGATGTGATTTAATTACTGTTCCTAATAATTCAAATGCAAGCACAACCTTTGGAATTATTAACGCTAAACTACTAACCAGCGCAATAATACCAACGAATGATAATGTTATCCCACCGATTGCTGTCGAAAGTTCTTTATGCGTTTCTATCCAATTTTGGAATTTTTTTACATTATCAGTAATAGAAGCTCCAAGTGATGTTAATTTCGGTATTAAAAGCATTCCAATACTTTCTTGAACCTCACCCATTCTATTTTTAAGGATAATGATTTGCCCAGCATATCCGATCGCGTCTGCTTGTGCTTTGCCTGCAAATAAATTTGAAAGAGCTGTTATTGCTGATTGCGCGCGCTGGCTAGAACCTGCCGCACCTTCAATCTCTATCCCATACCTAGCCAACGCATTTGTTGAACTTCCAATTGATTTTGAAACTAAAAAAGCCGCTGAGCTTAAATCCATTCCTTTTGCAGTTGCTAAGTCTAAAACAAGCGGAGTAAGTTGTTTTACTGTATCAGCTTCTTTAATAAAAGTTGATAAAATTGCTTGTGAAGCGATAATAGCTTCATCACCAAATTTCGTGACTTCTTGAAGCGATGAGGCAAGCGCAAGATTTGATTTATAGTTTTCGTCGGTATATTGCCCAGTCTTTATCATCGCCTGAGCAAGATTTAATTCTGCGGTTTGTTGTTCTGCGGCGGCTTTTGTTGCTTGATTCAGTCCATAAACCATAGCCCCAAAAGCGACTGTGGAAGTAGCGCTTATAGCGAGTAGTTGCCCATCCGTTAATTTTAAATTTTTATTAACGTCTGAAAACGTCGAACTTGTTTTATCAATCGCATTGATAATTATCGATAAATCAAAATTTCGTCCAGCCATTTATCGCCTCTTTAATTTCGCCGCCGCTGCTGCTTTTTTATCAATCTCAATATCTTTTTTAGTCCCTTCACGCCAAGCGTAATAATCAATATTAAAATCTAAAATTTCGCTATCTAATATCTCGTGCGGAAGTTTTCCATATCTTTGACCTAGTCTATCTAATAACAAAAGCAAATCTCTATTTTTTAGAATCGCTGGGAACTTTTCCAGCTACCCCCGAAAAACTCAAGACTTCTGAGCAAATATAATTCAAATCAGCATCACTAATATAATTTATATAAAGCTCGCCTTCTCTGTTTGTATCAATATTCGTCAAAACAGGATATTTACATCCGAGCTTACAAATATTCAAACTCATATTTTCAAGCTGTTTTCTTTTCTCTGCATCGAGTTTAGCTTCGCTTAAAACTTCTTCGCTGCTTTTATTCTCATTTGCGATTATAAATGCAGTATCCATTTTCGATACCCATTCTTTTTGAAATACTTTTTTTATTTCAATCTCTAAACCGCTTTCTGGCAATATTATTTTTTTAGTGTCTCTTGCCTTTTTTAAGAACTCAGTCAAATCAACTTTTTTTACTTCAGAAATAATCTCTGCATTTTTAATCTCGTCCATTTTCAACCTCTCTATTTTTTTTTAAAACTCGAAAGTTTTTTAATTACGCTATATACAACGAATTAGTTAATTCAATAACAACGCCTTTATTATCAACATCTACGCCACCAGCAGTAAAAGGAATCTCAACGCTAACTAATCCACTATCTGCGATTTGAGGCGTCGCGCCCATTATTTTTGTTGTTGGGAATGAGAATGTTATCGCATACGGAGTCGTTCCTGTAATATAATCAACCGATGTAAATGTAATTGCTACCGCTTTTGTTGTATTATTTCGGAAATCATCATATTTTGTCTTACCTTCAAACTCGATTGTCATCGTTCCCGTAATTTCCATTTTTCCGTTTGGTAAAGGTTTTTTTCTTAAATCCGAACCAATTCCGTATCTATCATCTTTCAAATTCGCTCCAATCGTGCAAGCAAATGCACTAACAACTGCCGTCTCACCACTCCCGCCATAACTTAAAGCGCCTTGTTTTGCTAAAGCTATTGATTTTTTAGTATATGTCAAAGCCGATACTGTTTCAGTGTCTAACAAGCTCTCATCCTCGGCTAATATAGCCATTGAAGCCATTAATTTACCACCAGCCTCAATCGAAAAATCCATTGAATTAATCAAACAACCTTCATAAAGCCTTGATTTAGCCGTTGCAAGATTACTGTCCATTAAAAGTTCCATTGTCAAACCAACTTGTAAATTATCAGTATCCGCGCTTCGTTTGAAACTATGTTTAAAAACACTTTCGATTGTATTCGGAGCGACTGCACTCGCACCGCTTACAGTGTCCGCAGTCCTTACCCAACCTAAAGTTATAGCTGCATTGACTAATGTATTTGTCCCAGTATTCCATTTCAAAACAAATGCAGATGCGCCAGTGCTAACCTCAATCGTCATCTTTTTTGTTGTCCTAGAATACGAGACTGTATAAGTTCCAGCACCTGCGGCTTCTAATGCTGTTTTAATTTCAGCGCATAATGTGCCAGAAGTTGCTGAACTTGCGCCTAAAATATATGTCGAAGATGATAATGTCGCAGTTAATTCAGCTCCACCGTCTTCAGTAAAATCTATTTTGTTATTAGTCGCATCAATAACAATTGCCGCTTGCTCGGTCGTTGTTTTTGTGCCTAGTAAATTCTCAATCAAAAGCTCTGAGCCTTCATATCGCATCTCATATTCGATGTCTCCGCTTGCATTTACATTTCCTCGATACATATCATCGATATCATTAAAATCAGCGTGCAAACATTCACTAACTATACTTTCCTCTTCAACTGCTAAGCCGTCAGAATTTATACATATCAGATTTGTTCGAGCGACTGCTGTCCCGTAGGTGCTTTCTTTGCCAAATGCTAAAAGTCCGCCATTAAATCCTAATCCTGTTGCCATTATTTTAGTCCCCCTTTCTTAGTCTTTTTTATTTCTTTTACTTCTTCTTTCATTTCAATTGTCTTTACTTCTTCAACATCGCTAAATAAACCAGCGTATTGACCTAATTCAGAGACATCATTTATATCAATTATTTGATCTTTAACTAGTTTCCGTCGTTTGTAAATTATGCCTGATTGTTCACATTTTTTTAACATATTAGACTCCTTAAATTCCTCGAATATCTAATTCGCATTCAATACTGGTTTCAAAAGCATTATAATATACCCCGTCCATATCTTCGGGAATTATTGTCGATATTGGATTACAATCTAAAACTTGCGCTGAAAAATTCGAATTTAATCGAATAATCTCGTCAATATTTGCTGCAAGATTTCGAGCATCTTTATTATCTAAATTAGCCTCTTGTCTGTATAACTTACAAACACCCGCAATCTTTATCGTCTGTATTACTTTTTTACGACATCGATTCGAAATACTAGATACTGTCTCAACTTTACCACCAGAATAAACAAAAAGACAAGGATATTGGCCGTCTGGTTTCACTCTTGGAACACTATCTAAAATTTGAGTCGTTGTATTCGTAAATGTTGTGGTCATACCTTGATTTAATTTTGTTGTATTTGCTTTCAAAAGAGCAACTAAGTCTGAAAATATCGTGTCTATATCAGCTCGATAAGTCATTATAATTTCTCCCAACTATCCGTCAAAACTTCGGCAATCTTTGTATCCGCATCCTCTGATAACCACATAAACTCGCGCTGTGGAATCTTAACCTGCTTTTTCCGTATCCAGTTATCGCCAATCTTAAAACTTAAATATTTGCCATTAATGGGCTTTATAACTCCACCAAAATTATGAATACGCGCATACTTAAGATTTGTGCCAACTTCTATTGTATCATCGCCGTGGATCGCTTCACTTATGCTTTGTTGCAATGCGCCAGTTTTTTGTAAAGGCTTTCCGCCTCTTAATACTGGTTGCCATTTTCCGTCTTGGCTCTCGGAATTCCTAAAATGTAATTGAATATCTCTTACCGCAACAATCCCAGCCTTCTTAAAACTAACAAGTTTTTCTTTATTCAATTTTTCAAGATAATTTAAACATTCACTTAAACCTCTAATCTCCATCCCTGTCATTTGCTATATCCTCTAAACGTTGCTCAGAACGTTTCCAGTCTTCGACATTATCAATATCAAAAGTCGATGTATAATTTTCATCAGTTGAGCTAACTATACTTGAAGTTGGAACGTATGCAGTTCCTAGACTCATTTCCTTATTTGCTAGTTTTTTCAAAATTTCAAGAGCTTTGTTATACCATTCAATTACCCAACTATTTTTTTCCTCAACTCTGTCATTTGTGTATGTGGTTCGTAATAAATAATAACAAGCAATGTCGACCGATAAACTATTTATTATCGCTGGCGTCGTAGTAAATGGCACAGTATAAACATTAGCTAAATAACTATCGATTAATGCATCAGCTTTTGCGATAAAACTGCCAATCGCTGTGTCATCAAATGTATAAGTTGCAACATTTAAAAGAACTACTTTTATATTCGCAGCCGTTGAATACGCCATTTTTTAAATCTCTTCTTTTTTAATATTTGGCTTACGCCCTCTTTTTTTTACTTCTTCAACTGTTTCTATAGATTCTTTGTTATTTAAACTTGCCGAAAATTCATAAAAACTACTTCTAACCCAAGCCCCATTAACTTTTTTAAAGAAACAAAGCGCTCGTTTTAGATTCAAAATATTTATAACTTGAAGATCGCAATCAGCGAGATTTAATTCTGTTCCTTGTAAGTATGCTTTCCCGTGAATTACTGTCTGAATAATTGTTGCCTTGAATTCCATTTTAAACTCCCAAAAAAAACTGCGAGGAGTTTAGCCCTCGCAATCTATCTTTTAGTATTTATATACAGTCTTATTCGTTCTTGCATTATAATATACATAATAATCACTCGTTCCATTAGGAGCGGATGCAAATTGAATACTGTCATAAGTCGTATTCATTGTATATGTTGTCGATGTAGCCCCAGCCTCAATAACTTTTATCGCATCAGTCGTATTCTGAATATTGTTCGATAATGCTATTTTAAGTCCAGTTCCAACCGCTAACGTGCAAGTAGATTCACTCGCGTCTGTGATCGTAAAGCCTGAATAAGTCAATGATGTAATCGTTGACCAACAAACATTTCCAGCTACTGCATTCGTAGAAATCGCCAAAGTTTCCGTTGCAGAAACTCCGAATTGATTTTTACCTACAACGATCAGGCTACCTGAAACAGTTGTCGTAGATTCCCCAGTCGCGAATGCAATGTCTGCTGTAATATTTCTAGGGAATACAATATCCGTAAAATCCGCAGCCGCTAATGTATAAATTGTCGTTCCTGATGTTAATGTAGCCGTAGCAATTGAAACTGAATTCAAAACTGCTGCTGTCGAAACAGCAGGCAGATTTTCCCAATTGTCCATTGCATTTAGAAGACAAACATCGGCAGGCAAATTATACACAAAGCTCTGTTTTGTTTCTGCTGCTAAACCAAAGCTGGCAAAAACAAATAATCCAAATATACTTAGTATAATCTTTTTCATAATAACCTCCGTGTTATGCTATGACTTCGCTCAATAAATATGCAACATCTTCAAAAACAATTTTCTGATCGTAATTTAATTCTGACTCGATATAATTTGTTTTTGTGTTTTCATCATACCATTTTCTAACTCCAACGATTCCTCTGTCCTGAGTTGCGGCATTTCCGACACCGTTCCAAAGGAAAGTTTTTGCGAAAGAAGGATCTTCCATTGTTGCGCCTGCTTGTGTATAGCAAATTAAAGCATTCTTGCCCCACATTCCAGATACCGAAACAGTTTGCCCTTCTTTTGCTGTATTATAACTAGCTGCACCGATTAAAACTTTTCCAACTCCAAAATATCCTGCTAAAACATTAGCATCAATATTTTTAGCAACTGTAGAAGCCATATAATTTTGAATAAATGGGCTTCGTCTCAATCCATTCATTGTCTCATCGCTAATTACAACCGTCAAGTCTGAGTATGTCAAACCTGAACGATTGCAAATTGTATATGCGTAATCTCTGATTTGTTTTTGAGGGTCATTCGTTGCATAATCATTAAGTGACCATTGATCAGCAGCTGCAATAGTTGCTTTTGATGTCGACGAATAATTAGCAGCCGTAAATACTAAACTTGCAGCTCTATATTCTTGAGAAAGTAAAAGCGCATTTACAAGTCTAAATGTTTTTCTTTTCTCTTCTTGAACGATTGCGTCAGCATTAATAATATCCTGCAAATAAATTTTTTCTTTTAATGCTCTCTCATCGCAATAATAAGAATCACTAGACATAAATAATGTATCAATCATTTCTGCCTCTGTTCCTTTTGCTCTCAAATCGTTCTTTACATCAAACAAACCTTTTGACGAAAATTTTGCGTATTTATCACCCTGTTTATTAACTATTACCGCAGGCAATAATTCTTTCGTGATAAATTTATTTTGCTGAGACATATAATCAGCCGCATAATTACTTAATAATGCGTCATAATGAATCGTTCCGACTTTTGTTGTAATACTCATAATCTTTATCCTCCTGTTTTTATACTAACTAAATGTTAGCCATTCCTTTTTCGATTAGAACTGAAATCACGTCTCCACTAACTCCGCTCTCAAGTGCAACTGCTCCATACTCATCTTTAGTTGTATCAGCATAAACACCAACACCTGCTGTCGTAGCTTTTATTTTTTGACCACGAGTAATATCTCCGCCAAGTTTAAGTTTTGCTTGCCCTTGATGAGAAATACCAATAGCTGTATTGATTGCTGCTGGGTCTTCTGCAATTCCTAGAATCTTTGCGCCTGCTGTTGCTGTCAATACATATCTATCGGATGTCCCGATCATAACAAATGTGTTTTCAGTAATAGCAGCTTCTGCTGTAGCATTAAATTTTAAAACTTGATTTGAACTAGCCATTTTAAGCCTCCTATTTATACTGAGCTACAAGCTCATCTTGTGCTTGTGTCAAAGTTATATTTTTTTCTTTTGCGATTTTTTTCGCTTCTTTTGCGATAAAATCTCTCTTTTCATTTTCGCTTGCAAACTCAACTGTTTTCTCGACTTTACCAGCCTCGGAAACTTCGCCAAGCTCAACTCTAGCATTTAAGCCAGAAATAAAGGCCTCGAATTCTTGTCTTGCTGTAAGTTTATTTTCGCCTTCTTCAAAACTAATGACTTCGTTATCAAGCGCTTTGAATATTCTAACAACTCTTTCTTTTTCACAAGGCAATACTTTCGTAATGTTTGCTTCTACAAATTCAACTATTGCTTTATTTGCAACTTGTTCTTTAAATTCGTTAAGTTCTTTTTCGAGCTTTTCCTTCTGTTCGACAACTGCTAATCTTTCAGCTTCTTTTGCTGCTAGTTCAGTTGCAATAACAGTGTTTTGCTCTTGAAGTTCTTTTAATTTAACTTCATTTTCCATATTGTTTTCCTCCTGATATTCTATTTTTATATTATCAGCGTCATTATCGCTGAAAGATATTTCAAAATCCGCAAGCCCCGGAACTGCTGGCTGCGCGGAACCCATTAAAGCAATAGCCGTCAATACATTTTTATATTCCTTCCCTGTCGTTCCGTCTTTCCATTTTCTTAAAAATTCAATAGATACTGGTTTCAATAACTCTTTCGCAATAAATTCAGCTATCTGTTTCGGAGTATTTCTAATACTCGCAACTAGTTTTTTTCCTACTTTTTCTAGTCTCTCAACTGTTCCAGCTCTCAAAACTTTTGTATTTGGTTTGTCGTCTGATGTATGCCCAAGTCTTAAAGATACTTCTTTTATTCCTTTAAGCCCATTAAATGACTCTATCATCTCATCAATATCTTTTTCTGTAATATCAATCCCATTGAATTTTCCAACGGCTAGTATTTCTTTACACATATTTACAGTTTCTAATTTCTCAGCCATTTCTTGCTCTTTCCATTTCTGATTTGCTATTGCCAGTCTTTGTTTCTCTTCTGGATATTCTTTTATCATTGTTTCATCACCCATAAATCGAGCAATAAACTCATCTTTTATTTCTTTTTCTGTTGGTTTAGGCATCGGCATTTTAAAGTCTCCTAAAATAAAAAAAGCCTATATCAAGCTGTTTTATTTGCTTAATATAGGCTTCCAGTTTTTGAATAGTCTATTGTATTTAAAAAATTATTTGTCTAATTTTAAAGTCTCTTTAAAAGAAAAATCAATATCATTCGTTATTTGCCCTGAAAACACTCTCAAATTTAAAGTAATTATCCCAAATCTTTTTTTATCTTCAAGCTCTCCGAGCCTTATTATAGTCTCATCTTTTATTTTGTCAAAAATTTTCTTATTTTTATCATTCATTTCCACCGAATCCTTTTGCTGGTTCAGCCTTTATTTTATCAGAAACATCATAACTTTCACCTTGGAATATTGGGATCAATATGCTCCGACAATTAAAATGATTCGGCGGGGTTATTGTATCCCATATTGCATCACTTGCAGCATAAATTTTTCCGTCCATTTCAGCGCAAAAATCAGTAGTCGCATCATCTATTATTGCTGAATATTGCAATGCTTCAACAAAGCCTTTAATATCTGGGTCATTATAAAGAGCCATTCGCCCCTGATTATACGCGTCATTTAGATTAGTTCTAATTACAGTGCTAAGCCGTCCGCCGATTGTATTTATATCCACAATCTCGCCTTTTGAATTAAGTTGTCCAACCGAATATTCTTTAAAAAAATCTTCTAAATTCGATATGATTTGCGACTGTGTTTTGCCTGTTTTTAAACCGTCGACTAAAACATTTTTAACACCCTTTAAAATGAATTCCTCTTCTGTGCCTGTCAACGATATTCCTTTTGACGTTAAATATTTTAAGCTTTCTTTTGGCTCAATTGCTCCAATAGTATATTGTTTCTCTAAAAACTCTTTCTTAGGCAAATCTTCTTTTGCTACTTGTTTTGCGACTTTATACGTAGAATTTAAAGACGTCGAAAAAGTTTCCTGTAATTTTAATAACAACGATTCACTAATCTTAAGCTCATTAACTAAATTAAATTTCTTATTTTCAATAATCTTTTGTTTGATAACTTTATTTTCGAGTTCAGCCTTTATTTCATCAACAACATTAAAAAGATTTAAAGCCATTTCTTTTTCTTGTTTCTCAATGTCGTTCTTTATAGTATTTAATGAAATTTGCTCTTCAAATTGAGTCAATTTCCGCTTAAATTTAATATCGTCAACAATCTCAACCATTTCTTTTTTATCTTTTCGAGTGTATGCGGGCACGAACACGCCGTCTTTTCGAGTGTATGCGGCTTCATCTTCTTTATCTTTATTTGGCAATGCATCGGATGTCGGCTCTGTATCTTCTGAATCTTTATCAATTGATACTTTTTTATCGCCATTGTCTTCGTTTGGATTTATATCTGATTTTGTAGGCATATAATCTCGCTGAGAAGATGTGCTTTTTATTGGCTCAATTATTACAGCGTTCTCATCTCTTTCAGGATGCCCTAGTTTTTCTCTTATCAAATTTTCGTCTTCAATAGTATTCTTTATCACACCTTTTTCAACGGCTAATATATAACTATTCAAAAGTTCTGTAGTATTATCACGCTCAGCCTTTTTAAACTCAAAATAAGGATATTTCTCTTGCTTGCCATAGTTTATGTCGATCAACGGCTTTATTATCTTTTCGTTTATTACATCCGCAAGCCTTTGCTGTTCTGGATATGCAACCGAATTCATAAATATATCAAACTGTTCTCGCCCTAAAGCTTGAGAGCCACCCTCGTGAGAACTAAAGCCTAAAAGTTCAGGCAATAAAAACGCTTTTGCATAATGATTATTACAAAGTTCAATCATTATTTTATAATATGCTTGATTTCCAGCTTTCGCACTTTCTAATAATTCGATTTTAGTATCTTCGTCAACAACCGAAACGCCTTTAGCTTGCATCTTTGATAATATATTTATAAGTTTTGTTCTATCGGCAGCTGATGTATTTTTTGGCACTCGCCCTACCGCATAAGGCATTGAATTTCGTTCGCCTGCAATAGCCGCATATTTAATCAACATATCTTTAAAAATATACCAGCCATAAATAGATCGTAAATCACTGACTCCATAAGGATTACCAAACTGATTTTTATTTGTATAAATCAAAAATTTATTTACTGGCAAATTCTTTTTAATAACTGACAAACAATTTTGTTGTAGATTAACGATATTCCCTTTCGCGTCGCAATTAAACTCAAAAGAATGTGGCGGCCTAGTTATTAATTTATTTAGCCCTATTTTGCCTTTATATTTACCTTCTCGCAGCTGTTCTAAAACTATCTCAGATACCGAAAATCCAAATTGGAAGGATGATAAAATACCCAATAAAGCCTCATTAAATATCCCTTTAAAATTAGTATCCAAACAAAAATAAATAAAATCTTTTAACTCATCCATTATTTCATTGTCTGTCTCATAACAATTGATTATCCAGCCATTCCCAGTAATGAACGATTTTTTAAGCGTTAAAAGTGATTGTATCTGTTCGTCTCGCAAATACATTTCGTCATAAATATTGAGTGTTTTTCGTAGGATAAGTGGGTCGGGATTGTAAGGATTGTAAAGTGAAAGGTTATATTGACTTGATTCATAGTCCGATAAAACTTTAGAGCCGTCATAGTCTGACTGAGTCGTCGTTTCTTTTGATTCCGTTGATTGCTTATTGCCACCATTAAACCAATTAGTAATCGTCTCTAAAATCGCCATAATCAACCTCATTGTCTAGTTGTAATTCTAATTCTCGAATGGTGCTATCAATATTTTTACCAAAAGCATCTTTATAATACGTAAATTTTGCATAACGACCTGCATCACAATTAGAAACTAAAATTCCATTTGCAAAATATTCGTGATCGGTTTCAACTGTTAGATTATAAACTTTTTCTATCTTTTCGTCTGAAAAGCCCAGCACATTTTTTTGAACAACATTTGGATTTAGAATATTTACTAATTGAAAAAGAAATTGAACAAACTGGGCAAATTCTTTCGATATTATCTTTACCTGCTCGTCTTCTTTGTTTTGATCTACAAGCATTAGAGCAATATTTACTATTTTTTTCAATTCTTGTTTTATAACTTTTTCCACAGCAATTACATTTAAGTTCTTTAAATTCCCATTTTCCAAATCTATATTTTTCTGCTTGTTGCTTATGCCATAATATTCCAGCTTCTGTTTTATGCCATTTAGCAGCTTCAATAAGAGCTTTAGCTGGCATTGGTCGTGAAATTCCTTTGAAATGATTTGATATGTGCTTTCTTTTTTCAACGCATTCAAGATTTGAAATATTATTATTAAGAGCATTCCCGTCTTTGTGATGGATAGCATATCCTTTTGGTTTTTTACCAAATTTTTTAAACCAAATATATTCGTGAAGTCTTCTAATCCCGTATTTAATTCTACAATTTGTTGAGCAATAATATACTCGTTCGCTTCTAGTTTTTGCGTTTGGATATCTATGAAATTTAAACCCATCAATTTCAATAATTTCTGACATTTTAAATCTCCTTTATAATCTATTTTTAGACTATTTATAGAAATAATTATATCAGAATATCTCAAAGCATCCAATGATTTCTTAGTTTTATTTATAATCAATGGATGATTTTTTGTCGCTCTTAACAAAATCCCGTTTGAGAATATAAAATTAAAAGTATTTTTAACTCCAGAGCACCCACTATTTAAAACCTTTTTATAACCATTACTAGTTAAAACTAAATCTCCGATCTTAATGTCTTTTATAAATTTAAATCCATCGATGGTCGATATTAGTGTTTCTCCAGAAAAACATAAATGATCAAAAAACTTAATTGGCTCATCTAAAATATTATTATTTTTGTCTTTTTTCCAACTATAATTTTTCTTTTCTTTTTTATTGTTTATATCGGAATTTAAACAAAAAGTTTTAAATCTTTTACAAAAATCTATACCGTCTTTTACGGATTTATCGGCAGGCTTGACATAAAATCCAGCATCGTTTAATTCTTTTATTCGTTGAGGCTCTGCTGCATCTGCATAAATACAATATCTTTTTTCGCTCATTGTCAAGTTATTTTTAAGCCATTCAATAAGCTGTCCGTTTGTCATAAAAGACTGATATAACCTTTCTTTTTCATAAAAGCATTTATCTTTTAATGATACTTCAATCAACGCTGTAGGATTATTATATCCAAAATCTAAACCGAAGATTGTCTCTTCAAATTCTATCCCATTAAAATTGTCTAAATATTCGACATTTGGATAAATAAGCTCTTGCCGTTGCCCTCGCTCCCCAAGCCCATAAATTTTCCAAGCGTTCTCATCTTCGAATTCTAGCCTTTCAATCTCTTGTTTAATTCGTTCGTCTAGGAATGGATTGTTTTTATATGTTGTTATGAATAATTCAGCATCTGGGCGCGTTATTATCTTATCAAAAATCCAGAAGTCCTCGGAAGGATTAAAATCAAATATTGCTTTTGAGGTTGTTCTTAGTAGCAACTGGCGGATAGTTTCATAATCATTTTCATTACATTCTGGCACTAATAAAAAATCTCGTTTCCTTGATTTAAGCTTCTGTGGGTCATCAAGACTAAAAAATTCAAGCATTGACCCAGTCTCAAATGTATAAATCAAATCGCTTTTATTCATACATACTGGATTATACAAATGATTATTCGTCATTATTTCTAAGAAATCACGATATGCTGATGCTTTTAAGGCTGGCAATGTTTCACGACAAATTGAAATAATAGGCTTATTTATTTTATATTTTACCCAAATATCGGGACAAAGTGCTACTCGAATAAGCCATAAAACTTCGTTATACGTTTTAGAACTTCGAGCGCCACCTTGATTAACTGTTATAAATTTTTGACTGTTTTCTAGATTTTCAAATATTATTGTGGTAGGTATTTTTAAATTCATTGATTTTTCAAGTCTCGCCTATAAAAGGCTCAAGTTGCCACCTTATGGCAAGACTATTTTTTTATTTCAAAATCTAAACCAGTAATAGCAATAGTTCCAGAATTCTCAATGGCTTGTTTTGGTTTTCCGTGAATTCTATCCAATATCATATCATTAGCCTTTAACCTAGTCTCGTGTTTAACTTTCCCGTTTAGCGCTGTTTTCATAGTCTCTAATATCAAAATATTTGTATCGGTTAAAATAGCTTTTTGCTCTTCAGTAATATTTGGGTCATTCAAAGCCTTTTTCGTATAAATATCTATAGCAAACTCAAATTGTTCTTTAAGTGTTTTCTTAGCTTTTTTAGCCTCTCCCGACTTAATCCCACCGAGTTTTCCTAGTCTCTGTGCTTTTTCTGTGCTGTTTATTTCCTTCCCAGCCCTCGTTAAATTCTGAATATTAGCCATTTTTATATCCTAACAAACATATAATTAATTTTACTTCTTTATCTTCAATTGATTATCTTTATCTTTATAAATATCCTCACCAATATCATACTTAATCCTTGAATCTTGCTGATAAAATTCATAATGCGAATCAAACTTATTCTCATATTGTAATGGCTCATTTAATAATATACTAATCGTCATAACTGGCAGCATTATAACTAGAATTATTATACTAGGCATAGTTAATTTCCTTTATGTTTTTCAACTATTATAAAATGCGCATCTTCTAAATCATCATATCTAGCTTCAATTTTATAGTTTCCAAGTTTAAGAATGTCTTTAAATTCAGGATATATTTTAAGCGCATCAGACCATATTTTTTTTCTAAATAATTCGTTTTCAATTTTTAATTTTATTGCTTTTTTTAAAAAAAATCTAAGTGAAATTAAACGTTCAATTATCGTTTCAACGGCACTATGTTTAACAAACATTTCATAAATATCAACTGGCATTTTATATTGTTTTTCCATTAATTTCCTCGTGATTACTAATATTTTAACTAATTTTTTACTAATAGTTCTAATTATTTTTTTAATAAACTATTAGAAACATTCACATTCGCTGTTGAATTAACATTCGTATTCTTTGAATTATTCACATTATTCGTATTCATAGAATTATTTGTGCTTGTAGTAGTGGTCTTAGCATTATTTACATTCGTTGTCGATATATATGGCGATAACTCCATTTTTTTATCTTCACTATTCCCGATTTTATTTCCTGCAACATTAAGCGTGCAGCCCATAAAAAACATCCCTAACGTTATTATTCCAGCCGCTTTCAATGTCCTTTGTTTCATTGTCCAGTTTATAAAATTCTTTCTATCTTTAATCTTTTTAATCTTTGGCGAACAATTAACGCAATACTTCTGTCTCCCACAAATAGGCCTAAACATCTCTAAACAATCCTCAAATTTCTTGCCTACTTCCTTTTCGGCTTCACACATCTTAATTTTATATTCTCTCATTATCTTCTCCTAAAAAAACTTAGCGGCCAGCGGATCTGAGCTAACTGACCGCCGAGCAACCACTGCTCTCTTATCTATCCTCTAAACTACAAATTAATTATAACTAATTTTAGAATAATTACAACTATTTTTTATATTTATCATCTAAAATTTCACATAATATTGCCTTTTTAACTTGTTTCAAATATCCGTATTTTAAAGCTTTGGCTCTTGCCTCAACTTCTAGCAAAATCTCTTCTTTCTCTTCAGCTGTTAACCGATTGTATAACTTATTGTATCTTGAATTTTCATCTTTAATCTGTTTTTTATGCTCTTCAAATCCAACAATAAAATCTTTTTTAAATATTTTATCAGTCTCTTTGTCTGGCGTATTCCCTATTGTTTCTTTCCAATCCTCAGTCATTTTTCGCCTCTTCTATTTTCACTTTATCACCAATTTTATAATCAAAACATTTCTGATAAATAGCTGTTAAAAATTGCTCTGCTTGCGAATCTAAAAATAATACTGTCTTGTATCCCAGATTAAAACTAATTAATTCTACTCCATTATCGTGTAAAATAATTTTAAATTCTTTCATAATCTTTTCTCCTTTTTAATCTCTTATATATCCCCAGGTTAAGCCAAAGGCAGAGAGCTTTGGAATTTTACCCCTAATTTAAATTTAAGCTGCCTTAATATTTCATTAAAAACTTCTTGAGTTATATTTTTAGGCTTAACAAAATACATAACTGGAGAATAAGAACCATCTTTTAAATCAGCCATTAACATTTCATTTTTAGAAATACCCTTTAGGGGACTACAAAAACTTATTGCTTCAATGTCTTCTATTTTAAACATTCCCTACCTCACCTTAATTAAACTTTTCTCGTGAATCGCCATCTTTTCTCGCCATTCCTTCGCCTTCAACTGCTCATTATAAAAATCTGTTATATCCGAAACAGACGGCGGATACTTGCAGTTTTTAATAACATCTTTTAAAACTTGGAAAACTATTTGTTCATCATAATCTTTTAAAATTTCGTGCCAAACATTCACGGTAATCTGAAACTCAGAATCTGAAACATCTCTAAAATGGTTCCGATAGCTCACTTTTAGAATCGTCAATAACTCCAATACTTTTTGTAGTGTCATTTGTGAAAAACCCTCCTGTCATTATTTTTAATCGTTCTGGATGCTCTATTAAATCAACCGCGTGATCAACAAGCGATTTTTTATTAAGCGGTTGCTGCTTAACTCTATCAACAACCCAGTTCTTTATAGCTAAAAAATCGTTCTTATACGTCTTCCCATTCGCTCCCTTGTAGTTATTTAAAGTTTCAATCATTCTTTGAGTGTCATCTAATCCATACTCAGAGACAAGTTTCTCAAAATCAGTTTTTTTAAGTTTTGTAAATTCGGTGTATATATATTCTTCTTTCTTTAATTCTTCTTTCTTTTCTTTTTCCTTTTCCTTTTCCTTTTCCTTTGTATTAGCATAAATCGCATGGGGTTCGCATAAATTCGCATTGCGTTCGCATTGCGTTCGCATTGCGTTCGCATCTTTGTCGTCTGACTTATTCCACCTAGCCTCAGCAGATTTACGAGCTTTTTCACTTTTCAAATTCATTCTATCTTTCAAAGACACTGAAAAAATCTTATTATTCTCAATTTTAAACAGCCCATAATTCTTTATAATCTTTTCAATATCTATGCAATCGCATTGCAATCGGAATGCAATCGCATTACAATCGCATTCTATTTCGTGATTTTTCTCTTCTCTTAAAATTTCTATCAAAGCCCAAAATAAACCATACCCCTCCCAACCAAAATCAATCCTTAATTTTATAATTTTTGCATCATTCCTTGCATTTGAATCGTGGCTAAAATAATAAGCATCCTTCATTTTGCCACCTCTTCATCATAAGATTTATAAAATAATCCATTATACTTTCTTTTTAAAGAATAATTATCACTTAAATTTTTAACATTTTGTGCCATAAAATTACCTTGTAATCTATAATCTAAAGTTTTAAAACATAATAAAAGCCCATCATTATACCCATCTTTATTTATGCGATACAATTCTTTAACCCAATGGCCCCAATTTTCATGAAAAAAATCATTTCCTAAAATATAAACATCATCTTTTTTAAACTCACAATTTTCCCAGATAAAATTCTCAATAACCTTATATCTTTCCATCTCTAAACTCCTTTTTAGCAAAAAAAAAGAGACTTTGCTCTGTTATGAGTAGGAGCAGTAAGCAAATATCATCCCGAAAAAATGATATAACCTACCCATAACAGAAAAAAGTCTCTTTAATCCTACTGCTTTTTATTTATTTTACTTCGGGTAAAATTTTTTCTTAACGCTAAAATTATACTTTTTTTATGGCAGAAATCAAGTTATTTTATGGAAACATGGTTTTTTAGTCTTTTGTTTAATTTCTTTTTTTATATGAAAACCAAATATATCAAGATAGCCTGGTCTAGTTTCTAAACGACTTAACCTTTGTAATTCTTTATTTAATCCTTCAATTAAATAATCCCTTAAATCCTCAGATTGTTTTGGATTATTCATCTCTATAATTATTTCTATTTTAATATCTTCTTTCATTCCATACTCCTATAAACATATTTTAGGCTAGGCAAGAATCGAACTTGCTCGCAGAGAGTTGATCCCATTCAGTATACTCTTTCGGGCTTTACCTACATTCTGCTACAGGGCTTACCTGCTACATATACCGTCATGCTACTAGCCCAAAATATATCTATAAAATTTATAGGTCAGGCAAGAGACTTGCACTCTTGCACTGATAATAGTTTTCATTATCCGTCCACGCTACTTTGCACTTCACTTAACTGCGTCTTCGAAACATTCCGCCACTGCCCTATAAAATAAAAAAAACTCTATATGAACAAGGTCAACCACGACAATATACCATTTGAGTAAAAATGATATAAACTTGCTCATATAGAGCTTTCTTAATCGTGGTTTTTGTTTATACTCAAGAATTTTAACCTTTTAAAATCTAGGGCATCTCTGCCGCATCGCATTATGGCGAACTTTCAATCTTAAAAGATTTCCTATATCATACTAAATTTAATCTAAATGTAAAGAGAAAAGTTAAAATAATTGTAATTGTTTTTTATGCTCTTCTACTCTTGCCATTGCTTGCTGGTAATAATCTTTATCCAATTCTGAGCCTGTTAAATCAAACCCCATATCCCAGCAGGCTATCGCAATCGACATCGAACCAAGATGCGTATCTAGTATTTTATCTCCTTCTTTTGCATAGTTTTTTAATAACCACTTATAAAGTTTAACTGGCTTTTGTGTAGGGTGAGTTCTGCCTTTTATATCTTCATTCTTTTTTGAATATTTATATATTTTTGCATTATCATTAAAACTTGTCCAAGCATACTCACACAT